TTGTTCATTGCAACTTAAAATGAGACAAATTACAACAAAAATGAGACAAATTGCAGGATAACGTTAGACAATTTTACATGCGTGTCTTTCTTTGTAATTCCGTGTCATTGCATGTCACAGCCTAAAATCAAGAATTTTGATTATTTCCTATAACATAAAGCTAAGTTTTTTAAATACACTAGGCTTGCATAGATAAAATCCATCTTCAACCTTAACTATATAGTCTCCTATAGCAGCCTTCTTCGCCCCCTCGGGCGTAAATATCTTCAGCCCATCTTTCCTTACCACTTCCTCAAATTCACTCCAAGTCCACTTTCTCGCTGAGGGGTGCAATCCTGTAAAGGAGATAACCTCCTTTAAGTTATCCCCCGTCCACTGTAATGCTTCTATCATAACTGGTTTTCTATACTTTTTAATTGGCATAATGTTCCTCCAACTTTCTCACTTAACACCCCTACTTAAAAGCTTGTTCAAGTATCCAATATTCTTGTGTCTCTCCTTGTGGTCTTATTTTGACGTAGCCCATCATTGAAAGGTCGGTAACATATACAGATTCACCTTTTTTAAACATTCTGCACTGTCCAGTTAACAAATTCGCCCCTAAAAGACTATTAAAGGCTTTTTCGTCATGTTGATGTGCATAATCATTGAGTTTGTCTATAACATCTTTGTCAACACAACCAGGCCAACTATCGCTTGCTATTTGTATTTGTTCCCCTATTTGTATTGTAGGGGATGTATTTTTTTTAGGACCTGATTTATAGGATAGAAACCCTATGCCAAAAGCAATTATGCATATAGCAATAAAAATAAAAACTGTTAAAGGGTTAACCTTTTTGTTTTGCATTTTACTACCTCCTTTGTTTTGTATCTTCACCTAAATATCACAGCCAGCTAACCACTGTCAATAAACTCTATGTCGTCTTTATACTTCAAACTCATAGAAAGATACATTTGGCACTCTAGACACTATCACGCCATTAACAACAAGCGCCTTGTCTCCACTCTGAACAGAAGTTCCCCGCACCTTAATTGTATTACCGCTTTCCGTAGTAATTATGCTCGTCCCCTCTGTTGTGTCCACACTAGTAACAGTGCCAACCAGAGTCCACTCGTTCATCAACAACTTTCTAATTTGTTTGATGTTGCCTACCATCTCAGCACCTCCATTGTCTGCGACGCTATTGTGCTGCCATCTCCCTTCCTTTGTGCGTTTATGCTTATTGCGGTTACAATTGCTTTATTTGAAATTCCGTCAGCACTGTATTCTATTATATCCCCCAATTCCCCAATTTGCTCCAGGACGGGAATAACAATTGTTGTCTTGTAATAAGCACCTGCCTTAAAACATAGCTCTGTGGTGCCTCTTTGCAAGGCAATGACTGTGTCTGTAAATAGGTCATCTTGCACCTGTTCCATTGTGGGCGTCCCATCAGTCCCAGACCTTTTTACAAAAGCACCTACTGCATTTTTACTTGTGCCGATAACATATATGCCATTGTAGGTCTTTTGTGGCACATATTGCTGAGATAAGGTCAACATCGCATCGCTAGGGACCACAAGATCAGGTGTCGCCCCGCTTAAATTCCAGCTCTTGACTTTAAACCTTTCCTTGACATGCAAAATCTTATTTTGGGCATCCCCATAAGCAATCGCATTGTATGCGCTAATAATCCTCAAAATTGCTCTTATGGGCGTTTCAAAAATAGAGAAAGCCCCATCTTTTATCAACCAGTCCTGAATTTGCCAATCAATCGTCCAGCCCGTATTCTCAAGTATGCTTTCACATAGCTGCTTGGCTGAGGTATCACCATCGTTATTATATGTTTGCTTAACTTCATAAGGCTCGTCAAGTTCACAGATAATTCCTCTTGCCTCAACAGAATAAGTATCACTGCCAAAGGTTTTTTGCTCATTCCAGCGTTCAATATAAAATTGAAAATTATGTTCGTTTATCGTTGCTTCTGCTAAAACTGGTTGCCCGTCCTGCGGCTTGATGAGGTCAAGGGCATCTTTGCCAATTGCCTCAAAGCTCACGCCCCAGCAAAAGCTGTTCCAATCAAGTCTAATAGATATGCTCTCTGCTGGGATTGGTGCATTATCGCTTACTCTTTTAATTTCTATGCTATTTTGCACGACGTAAACCTCCTTCTTTTCAAACTTTGGTATTTTGTCCCAAGTGTAAATATAATTGTCTCTTGCGTGTTCTGGATACCAGTTTTTACACACAAGAGGGTATTTGCTAGACAAAAAATTTATTTCAATGGGCTGTGCAGGGCGTTTAATTGTCTGCTTGCTGATACTATTAGCACTTTCAAATAAGTTTGGCCTAAGGAGGACATAGCCTCGTGGATATAGCCAGCCTGTATCATATAAAACGCTGCATCTCATATTATGGCCTTTTCTGGTGTTTTAAACTCAAAGTCTACATCATTACCTAGTGGCGGTATATATCTATGTCTACAACCAATTCCACCAATACCCCAGGCAATCACAAAATGCACTCTATCTGCTGCGTAGCTAATAGGAACAAGCAAATCCAGTTTGATATTTAGGGCGTCTAGAAAATCTATCAATAATTGAAAATCAACATTTATTGCATGCGGATGTCCTGCGTTGAATAAATTGCTTTTGGCTATTTCTATCAAGGCATCTATAAGAATCCTAATATTGTGGTCTATAGCCTGTGTAAGTAGATTTACTAAAACAATTTGCCTATCTTCTGCACTAAAAGTGCCAAATGGCGTTGTTGCCTCTGCATCAACCCGTCTCTTTTCTACCCACCTCAACGCATTTTTTCTACCGAGTATCAAAGCCACTTGCCAACTTTCTACATGCTTTCTGTCTTGCCTGGTTGGCGTCTTGTTTGTGGCAGTTATAGCCCTGTATGCTTTATCCCCCTGTTTGAAACAAATGCCTATTCCGATTTGGTCTCTGTGCGGTTTATACCAATCAGGATACAGGTCTGTGCTGACACTATTTTCTTGCTGTGCTTGTAGGCTGGTTGCCTCTAAATATACAGGGTCTGTGTATAGGGCGGTAATTGTTGTGTGCGTTTTTTCTTTTATCTTATTGGCATAGGCAATAAAAATAAAAAGTATATCTGGCTGGTTTGCCTGTGCTTCAGCTATAACATTTTGTGGTTGTAAGGTAAAAAAAAGGCTTGTTTGAGGTGATTTTATACTTGTTTTTGCTATAAGATTAGTGGAGGTAAAAGTGTTTTCCTGGGCTGTTTCTGTATATCCTTTGGGATAGAGCCACCCATTGGTGTGTAAAATACTGCAAGGCATTAACTACCTTCTTGTGTTATATCAAATTCTGCTCCTGCTATATCAGTGTCACCACCATAGTCACCTTCAAGTGTGAGAACAGTTACAACTTTTGTACTAGGAGTAATCCATACATCACAACTCCAATCCCCATTACTATCACTTGTTGTCTGACCAATTTTCTCTCCAGTTTCCTTCTCTAAAATAAATACCTTCACAGATTCACCTGTTATAACATTACCGTTTTTATCGCAGGCTGTGCCAGTAAGTTTTGAACTTCTTTCCTCATTTCCCGCCAAACTAAATAATGGTTCTGGATCGATATATTTTCTTACTCGTATCCAATCTACCCCAAACCCACTACCTACGGTTGCCCCAATATGAATACCTAAACAATTACTGGTTAGAGAATGAGTATAGTACGTTCCTGTCTCTAGAAGTCTTATTGTTGCTATCTCATCTACATAATCCATCTGAAAAATGTATGTTTCTCCCATTACTGCACCTGCATCTTCACCCCCATCTGTTGTCCACGATGAATTTGCTTTCGCCCATTCCCATTTATTTGTATAAGAAGGGCTAATTAAACCTACTCCTATTCTTTCTGCTCCTACATATCCGTTTCCTGAAACTGTCATAAGAGATACATCTGTTTGTGAACTCGATAATACTGGTATTGTTGTTTTCATCTCTACTCTTACATTTGAATTTAACAGATAATTGCTCCTTATTATGTTACCCGGATACCCTCCATAAGTAGAATTAACACATAACTTCCCTTCACCAATTATCCAGTCACCACATACTTCAATCCATTTTGTTCCTATTGTGTCTACATCAAAGTCATCAAAAAAGAGAAACACATTATCTCTATTGCTTGCATTCGTTGCATTAACATTTCTGTAATAACAATAAATATCCACATCACTATCTAAACTATCCGCAATCTTCACCCACACATAAGCTGTCCTATTAGGGCTTGTTCCTTCTACTTTTTCTACCCACAAGTCTAACAGTGTTGACCCATTGCTACTTGTAAATCTTAAATCTCCGCTATCATTTTTGTCTGTAGGAAATTTTTCAGAATGTCCTTCTACATGAAAATCATAATTAGATGCCCCTGCACTCTCTCCTACTTTCAGCAATACCTGATACCCTGTTCCAGCACCGCTTGAGCCGTTTATTGTTATTTTCTTTCTACATTTCCAGCCTGTTAGCCACATATTATTCTCCTGGCTGTTCTATTTCATATTCAAAGCTTGTGATTTTTGCCTGTGCACCTTCCTGGAAGTTTTGTTGTGTGGAAGGAATAGTTACAAGCAGAAGTTGTTTGTTGTTATCGTCCAATATAGCGACGGCCTTACCCACGCCTGTTTTGTAAATCAAGATGTTGTCTTTTTCTGCTACTACTATCTTTTTACCGCCATATTCACCAAGATCTATTGTAAAATCAGCAGGGCTAACATCCGTGGTGCATAAAGCAAAACTTTTAACTGCTGTCCAGACAACACTGCCGTCTCCTACTGTTTCGTCCTCTGTTGTGGGCCATGTTGGCTCATTAGCCCCACTTGTCCCTGGTGTTGTGCACTTATATACAAAGCCATTTCTTGTCCCAACTGGCCTCACCACATCCCCTTCATTATATGCTGTATTTGCCTGCCATTCAGAAGGATTGCAAACCTGATAATAATGAGATGGATTATCCTCACAAACACTCATACTCGTTGCGTTATTTTTAATATGGTTCATAGCTGCAAGTAATACATCGTCCTCAGTATGCTTTTTAAGGCATAGCCAGGTAACTGCATTATCCGCTACCTGCTCTAAAGGTGTTGTAGACCAAGAAGGCTCACTACTTCCACTTGTGCCAGCTACAATACATTTATAAATGCAATCATTAGCTGTTGTTGGCCTGACTATATCTCCTTTATTATATGCTGTATTTGCCTGCCAAATATCACTCATAATATCTCCCTAACATTAACATTTACTATTGCAGGGGTGATAAAATCTGCCACCTCTGCATTGAATATTTTATTATCATCCAATATTAGCACTAAAAATCGTGCCTCATTCTGCTCATAAACACTTTCATCTGCTCTCCAGATAAATTTGCCTTCTGCATCAGAATAAATAACATCCACTTCTCCAGTCAGTCTATCAACAACCAATATGCGTTTTCTTTTTGGCTTGCCATCAACCTTCACTATGCCACTTATCTCAAACCATTGTTTATAAATTTGAGAGCTTATTTGCCTTAACCCACATCTCATTTTATACTCCACCAGTTATCCAAATCTATTGCCACAACACCATAATAAGTTTCAAAAAAGATATAATCCACGCCTTCTATTTCTTTTATTGCCCAGCCGTTTATCCCTATACTTGTTACCAAATACTCTTTTTTGTGTTTAAAATCTGTCAATCCGCATAAAACACCTCTAGGTTGTGCATTTTCAAGGAGTAAAGGCTTTGCAATAAAAACATTACCATAATAAGGGTAACCAATCGTATTATTTATACCCCCAAAGTAACTACTGCCAAAAGGGTTGCCTAACAATTGCAAAGATATATGTTCTTGTTCACCGCTCATTTTTCTCATTGCATCAATTAGTGAATTATAATTTTGTAGACATCCCATACTTATGCCAAAATTCCATAATTCCCCTGGAATAAAGGAAGGAAAATCACCAAAAAACCATATTCTTTTTGTATCTTTGGCATAAAAGTAAAAGCTCTTGTTATCTGCTACAACTACCCAATCTAGCTGTGTTTTATCTGCATAATAGTTTATTTGATATGTGCTAGAACCATTTGTGCCATTATTTACATCAGTCATGGACTCATAACTATTTACATCCATCCTACCCTGTGAATTGTAAGCAAACCGCAAAAAATAACCTGTCCCTGCATTTTTAAAGGCAACTTTGTCATTGTCTGCATCTTCAAAGGCAACTGTCCATCCTGCGGCTGGTTTATCACCATACCCTTGCGTTAAAACCGTTTTTAACACACTAGTAAATGTCCCTTTATCAGTATTTAAAGACGGTGCGCTTGCATCTCTGCTTGTATAGACTTCAGGCATTAGTCAGCATCACCCCTGATTTGAATTCTAAAGTTATCATCCTCTGCTGTTGCATCACCGATAAGCACTGTTCTGACAAACCAAACAGGATAGTGCGCTGCCGTTGTGTTGAACCTTAAAACGTTATTTGTTGCCCATCCACCACCCCAGCCATCAGCTCTTATCGTAAAATAAGGCACGCCTGTTTGAGGATTGATTGGCGCACAATCGGTGCTCGTATCTCCATAGGCTATTTCACCAACTGTCTCGCCCACAACCTTAAATTCTGTGCTGTTTGTAAAGATTATTGCCCAGCGTTCTTGTATTGCACCTTTGTTTGTAACTTCAATCGGATAATCAATCAAATTATAGTTTGCCGTGCACGGGTCACCTATTAAATCATCGCTCCACTCACCAGTCCAGTTCTTTTGATCAAATACATTAAAAACACTCGCATAAAGGTCACCCATCAGTAAAGCAGAAGATACATAAGTATAATCTGTATCATAATCATGTTCTATTGGCTGTATTAGGCTTAATGTGCCGTCTATTTGCACATCAGTTAAAAGCCTCATATCTTCTCGTCTGTGATAGGCAACTAGAGGCTGTGTATATGCCGATAAATCAAGCGGGTCAGACATAGTGATAACGCCGTTTTCTAAATCAACGCTATACCACTGCTTATCCACATATTCGCCATTTTGGTCAAATAAATCGACATAACTTAAATCGCCTCTGGGCAAGTTTACTTGTTGCCCGGCTTGGAGGTTATCTGGCATTGTGAACTGCTGAATATTATGAATAACTACCACATCTCCTTTTCTAAAAACCGGCACCCGCCCATCTGTTGGTAACCTCAAAGGATTTAAGCCAAGTATCTCAGGGTCAAGTGGTATAAACTCAATGGCTACTGCATTGTATTTTACACTTTCAGCATAGACAGGGGCAGGTTTTAAAACCTGATCCCCTACAACATTATCTTCACTATACCAGGGCTGACTTTGTGCATTCTCATCATCTGCCACCCAATCCCCAAACTTCACTTTTACAATGCCCGTATTATGATCTATACTGCCATAAACACCCTCTGCATCTATTTGCCCTGAATTATCTGCAAAAACGGCCTTTTGTTCTCCTGTATCTGCCCTTGTAAAAACTATTTGAAAACTACCAACCTGAATAGGACAAGCACCAGTTACAAAAAAAGCCTGCGTAGTTGTTATCTTTTGCGGTGTATAAAGTAAACCTTTGACATTTATACCATTATTGCTCGCTCCATTTGCCCAGTTCCAATCACTTAGCTCTATTAGGCCGTTTTCATAATCAATTGTGGCTACTTCTGCGCCCCATTGCCCTGTTGTATGCTCCATGCCATCATATATTTTACCTTCATTATCAAGTAAAACATGGCTGCCCAAGAATAAATACAAGCTGCTCGGAATAATAACATTACTTGCTACTTCACTTATTATTGTTTTTAAAGTGTAGCCTGTTACATTTTCATCATACTGAGTTGTCGTTGTACCAGTTGTGTATTTAAAGGTAAAAGGGCCTTCTGGACAATAATCAACGGTAACTTTTTCTACACTGCAATAGTAGTATCCCCAGCCTCCACCAGGATTACCACCATTTATATATGTGCAGGTTGTTTTATATGTTGTTACTGGCCAGCATTTTGTGAAGGTAACTTCGCCTGTTGTATAGTTAATTGAGCTATTAGCATCATTTATAAATTTGCCATTGCCATCATCTCGCAAGGTAATAGTTACTTTTTCAACAGAATATGAGCTATCAGGACGCTTCACTTCAAATTCTAAATTCAGAGACCCTGCAACAATATTCTCTCCCAAATTTGCTGTTAGAGTGTCGCCATTGTCTGTTAGCTCTGACATCTCAAAAGTTTGCTGTTTTTCGTCAGTCGTTTCATGATAACTAATTTGAATAGTAGTTCCTAAATCAGGCAGAACATCAGGCTCAAGCCTGATCTTTTTTTCAGAATAATAAACCCTACCTGTACCATCTCCTTGCAAATTGCCATTATCATCTGTTACTGTCTTATCTACTCCCCCTGCCGTATAGGTTATAGTCAACGTGCCAGGGGCAATCTGTTTTTCTGTTTCAAGGTCTATATAAAACTTATCCGTGTTAAACGCTGATTTGGTATAAAAATGAGCATTTGTCCCCCAGCTAAATATAACTGCGCTATCAAGGTCAGGCAAAGCACCTAAAGAAACAGTGACACTACCTGTTGAATAGTCAATTGTGCCGCTGCCATAAGCAGGCACTGCACCAGCTATTGTGCCATCCCCTTGATCGGTTAACACATACCAATTACCTTGTGCTTTATATTTTATCACTACACTTCCTGCCGCTGGATACGGCAAAAGAGTAACTGCTAAAACGCTTGTCCTGGTTTCGGCCGTAATAGAATATGCCATTGTGCAACGCTTTATGCGTGGCCGTGCCGCAGGGATAGCAATTACTTTAACGTGCAATGAACCATCATGAGATAGGGTTATTATCCCTGTTTCATAGTCAACAGTGCCATCATAATAGCCCGGTATATTGCCTTCACCATCATCATTATAACCGTTTACTTTCACACTCCCAGGCAACAACCCTATTCCACAATAAACTGTGATAACCCCATCAACACTGTCAAAATCATCATCAACCAGCGTGTATTCTGTATTGTCTGCATTTGTGGCTTGATAACTGCCATAACTGCCTGTTGCATCTCTATTTGAAAGGGCATCACTACTTTGAGCGCATGGCACAAGATTGTGGAATATATCATCAACTTTCACACTATCATCACCCTTAGTCGCAGGGGTAACAAGCTTTTTGATGCTATAATAGTGCATTGCATCCTGCACGATTGTCATGTAGAAATATGTATCTATAACAGTTCCCCCACCTTGCGTATAATGAAACCCATCGTGTTCATATTGCGTTTGTGCCCAGAGTGTCAAACACAATTCTCTCTTTTTGCTGTCTTCTTTCTGCACTTCAACCTTTTTTATCTTTATAAATTCGCCATCTTCGCCATCTGATTCTTCTAGATATAAAACAGAGTTAACAGAAGGTATCTCATCTTCTATATCTTGCTGCACAAGTAATGCCTGAGAGCCTTGCACATGTTTCCCCATCAGTATGTATGAAGTCAATCTATATCCTTGCACAACATACTCTTGAATACGGTCCACTGCATCTTTTCTGACATCAGTAGAGCTTTTTGTTGTGCACATACAGCACTTGACTTTTTCGTCCTCAGCGGACTTGGTGATAATCACATGCCCGCCATAAAAAGGATTAGTTGTATTGGTTAGCACTGCGGGAAAGGCCTTTCTTAATTGCACACGGCCATAAGTCCTGTCAAGTCTTGATATATCAGGAAAAAGATTGTTTATCTCTCCATCTACAACCTCATTCCCTGTCATCCTCCCGCCGCCCTCATCACTGTCATCAAGCCGCTGTGATTTCATCAATTTTATATCGTTATAGGTTATGGCCATCTTAGACCTCCATCAGTCTAATTGTCACATTGTTGAAATATTGCAGGTTAGGTGAAATAGGGTTTGCACTAAAGGGCCCATGTTTGTATCTAAATCTTACATTGAAGCTTGTATTATCCGCAAAAGTTAACGTCATATTTTCTCCCGCATCCGCAAGTTGTTGCAGTTTATCAAGTATATTTTTATCAACCCATGCATAATCAACTCCCCCTTTTAGTGTTATCGGTCTTCCTTTTGTCTGTGTGGCTGTTTGAATAACAAGATTGCCATTCAGAGTCACTTGCACATTTTCTTTTGTTTGTGTCCATTCATATTTATCAATCCATTCTAAGTCATCAGGCAAATTGACTGTTACTGTGCTATTTTCAAGTTTCATTTACGCATATCCCAATGCTTTTAATTTTTCTATTTCTGCAAGTAATCTATCAACAACACTTTTTTCTGCTTTAACAGAAAAAGTCCTATCCCCAAGTAAAATATTTAAATCCACCATAGACTCTTGGGTTTCACTTTCTGTTTTTTCTTTTGTGGGGGCTACGTAAGTGTATGGACCAGGCACTTTTTCCTCTGTTTCTACACCTTCGAGTGCTCTTGCTATCTCATCTTTATGCAATTCTCTTTGTTTCTCCCACCACTTAACAAATTGCCTATAAAAACCATCAATACCCATAAAAGGTTGATGCCAACCGCCAAGAGTCCGCCAGGCCGCATCCATAGCTGTTTTAAGCTTACTATATACCTTTCTCGCTTCTGATAACTTATCTCCAAGTAAATTGACAGGCCATGAAAATTTAGCTTCTCTTTCACCCGGCCCCATAAACCCCATACCTAATGTATACGGTACGACAACACCACCTTCGCTAAAATGCTGAATTATTTTAGGTAAACGCAAATTATTGATTGCATAAAGTAAAGATAAATACTCTTTTGTTGCCTCTTTCTTGACTACAAACTCTCCCGGCTCAAGTAAGGCAGGCACAATATCCCCACCACCATAGCCTGCTATCTTACCACCTGAAGCATGTTTTTCAGCTCCTGGTGCCTCTTCTTGCACATACTTAACATGAATGTATTTTGTAATAGGGATAGCTAGCTTATCTAGTTCTGTCTTTATTTGATTGTAATTATCTACATTAAGTGTAATATCCTTTTTCTCGGGTTTTGTAAGCTCACTCATTAATTTCTGTATAGTTTTTATCTTTTCCTCATAATCAGTTTTCATATCTTGAGCATGTTTCTTTTCTTCTTTTAAAATTTTTGTTATCACGCTACTTGCTTGTTGTATTCCTGAGACAGCAGTATCAGTCGCATCCTTAAGACTTACAACCACTTCTTTGTGTCCATCTTCCGTCGTCTTATAGACAGTCGTTGATAGATCTGCGTATTGACGTTTTGCCTTTTCTGCATATTCCTTAGCCAATTCAAAATTACCCTCATGCAGTGCCTGTTCTGCTTTTGCAAGATTTTCTTCTGCTTCTCTTCTTCTATCATACCAGGCTTCTTCCTCAGACATAGTTTTACGTCTGAGGGAACGGATTAATTCTTCAGTGCTTTGATTTTCACGCCTGATTAACTCCTGATACATAATTACTTTGTTTTTCCATTCCTCTGCCGCCTTACTTGCGTCCTTGTATGCCTTCTGAAGTTCCTTTCCTAAAGCCTGAGCATCGGCTATAGAAAGCAAATAGACAGGGTGTAAGGCTTGCATTGAACGGCCCACTCCTAAAACACTTGTCTGACCAACGTCCCTAACTTGATGCAAGGTCTTTACAATATTCTGTAAAGTTGCTTGATACTTTTCTGCATTTTTTTGTGCTTCTTTGGCTTTTTCTGTCTGAAATGGTAAAGGAATGCCTAATATTTTTTTTGCCTGTGTGGCCTCCATCTCAGCCGCATTAGCCTTGTATGTGTAGTATTTCATAGCCTCTATAAGCTCTCTTTTATATGCTTTTCGTTGTCCTTCCGTCAGATTTAATATTTCTTTTTGAGATAATATTTGCACATTTGCTGCTTCTTTGTAATTCTCTGCCTGTGCTTTATAGTGATTGGCTAAACTCTGATTTTCTTTCATGACATCATTTAAACTTTTCATTTCATTAGCCAGCTTTAATACATTATGAACTGCCAGCGCCGTCGTAACTCCGAACACACCCAACATAGCTGCTTTAGCTAATGTTAATTTAGTCGTGAATAAAGTAGTTAAGGGTATAGTTGTATGTAATTGAACAATAAGAGACCCTAGCCCTGTCACTATAGACCCAAGACCTGCTTTCCACAAAGCAAAGGCTGCTCCAGCCCCTATCAATGTTTTTATGTATGCCCTTGTGGGACCATCCACTTGTTCAACCGCCTGTATAAACTTGTTTATCTGTGTTACAACTGGCAAAAGTGCATTGGCTATAAATTCACCAATTGAAATCCCAAGCCTCTCTATCTGATTCTGAAACATTTTTAGCTTATTTTCTGGTGTGTCTTTCATTTTATTATAAGCCTCTGGCATTGCCCCTGCTCTGTTTTGAAACACACCAACAGTATCAGTCAAAGTTTTAAAATTCCCTGCAAGGGCCAAAACAGCCGTTCTTGCTCCCACATCTGGGATAAGTTTTCGCATCAGTTCTGGCTGGTCAGCATATTTAGCCAGCTCTTTAATGGTTGGAATAAGCCCTTTCCATGTAATCCCAAGCTCATCCATCACTTTTTTCGCTTCGACCCCTGGAGAAGCTAAAGCCGTTAGAGCCCCACGCAGATATTCTATCGCCTCTGGGGTTTTGATACCTGCCTTAGTCAAAGTAGCAATAGCAGCCGAGAGGTCTGAAAAGTTTACATTCGCACTTTTGGCAACAGGCAAAACCTTTCCGATGTATTGGGCAAGTTCAGGAAAAGTAGTAACACCCTGTTTTACTGTCATAAAAAGCGTGTCATAAACATCAGCTAGCTGGTCAATACTCATTCCATAAGCATTGATAACACTAACGCCCACCTTAGCCGCTGTTTTGGTATCTGTAAGACCCGCAATTGCCGCTTTTGCTGATAGTTTTAAGACCTGCACGCTGTCTTTTAGTTTTACCCCAGCACTAATTATGTCATACTCCGCACTTGCCAACTGGCTGGCGCTTTGAGGTATTTGTGTTGTCAAATCAAGGATAGACCTCCGCAAATTATTGAGATTTTCTTGTGAAGTATTGAGCAGTGTATTTACCTCGGCCATCTTTGTTTCAAATGCACTATAAACACCAAAGAGTTTCACTAAAGAATAACTAGCTGCCGCAAGGCCGAGCAAGTGATTTTTAATCTGGGAAAAAGTCCCTGAAAGTGTTTTTGTTGAGCCTTGTAACTCTTGCATCTTCGCCTTAAGATTTGCCTGGGCAACTGCGTAGTCTTTCGCAGTTATTTCACCTTTTTTATACGCAGCCGTCAGTCTATCAAAAGCCCTTTCCATTTCCTCGGTTTTTTTCTTAAGGGTAGCAACAGGGGTAACATCCAGGGTTTTTAGAGCTTTTTTAAGAGATATGGTTTGCTCCTGGGCCTTTTTGATGTTTTGTTGAGATTCTTTGGCAATAGTTGACAGGGTTGGCTTGGTTTGTATGGCTTTGATTACAAATTCTAAAACTTGTTTAGCGCTTGCCATTTTGTTCTCTTAGAAGTTTCATTGTTTCTTCATAGGATATTAAAAAAATAGGAAAAGGGTATTGCCAAGCCTGTGTGTGGCCTGCCAGTATCAACTGGCAGACCGCCCGGGCTAACTGTTTTGCAGCGTCTTTTCCTGTAATTTGCGAGCAGTCTCTAGAAGCTCGTCTACTGCTTTTGAAAAAAAAGGGTTTAGCTCTCTTATAGCCTCCCTTACTTTTGCCAATACATGTTCAGGCATTTGTTTGATTTGGTCTTCTGAAAGCCCTGTCGTTAGCTTTATGATGTATTCATCCAGGTCTTTGAATAGAAAGCTAATACTACTGACTTCACTTTCTTTTCTATAAACTTCTTGACAAAGTGCCTCCCACTCTGTGCAATTTTTACACGCTTCGAGCATAGGTTTTGTCTGTCCAATTTCTCCCAACCTGGATCTTTTCCTGTTTGCCTCACATTGTTCAGGAGTGACCTTCCCTAAACCATGTGGACATACAAAAGTGTTATTAAGCCTCTGTAAAATGTCCTCCACCTCTGCAACCGTGAGGTCGTGCACTTCTATCTTTTTGCCACCAAATTCAAGCGTTTTTATTTTTCGTGGGAACATAGGCTATTACTCCTCATATTCAATGTAATATGGCTCATTCTTCCCTTCTGGAGTAAGCAAAGTGCCTTCAAGTGCCAAAGTCGCAAAATCATCTGCCAAAAAATCAACTTCTTTGGTTGTTTTTAACCTCGCCTCATGAACATAAACCCTGCAGGGTTTACCATTAACCTGGTTAATACCATCAAGAATTAAGGCTCCTTTAATTTCTGCATTTTGTGAACCTAGAATCTTCATTCCAGCTTCGTCATAATCATAGGAAACATTTAATGTTTCTCCGTCTGTTATGTCACCACTCTCGAGCGCCTTAAGTAGTCCAACGTTGGTATTTACCTCATAATCTGTTCCTTCCACATAAGTTGTCGTCCCTCCGCTGTCTTTCACAACCACATTAGAAAGCCCACTATGCGCAAGCTTCACATAATTGCCAATACTAGCAGTTACTTCCTCATCTGTAACATTCCCTGTGCCTGCCCCTTCCTCCACGTTTCCTCGCAATGCTGCTGCAAGATTGTTTGCATTAAAATCATCCATTTCAATGCTGATTTTTGCAGGTTTTGGGATAGCAACTCTGTCAAGGGCTTGTCCATAAGTATCTGTCTGCCTTGAAATCCTTTCTTTGATTTCTGCATCTGACTCATCTATAGCAAATTTAATAGCATTCCCAACAGGCAAATATTTCCCCTGCTTATTTCTGTCTAGATATACTTGCCCTTTTCCTAAAAATCCAGCCATTTTTTATCCCTCCTTCGTAATATTTATTCCCATTTTTTAAAATTACACTCTCCATTTTTAGTATCTAGTTCAATATATGTGCAGCTATCAAGCCAATCACCACAATTAACTATGAGTTGTCCATTCTCAATTTCCATTATGCTTGCATAGTGAGTATGCCCCATTACTATTGTGGTGTGAGAAATATTGCGTTCTGCAAAATCAAACACATTGCTGTATATCATACCAATTGACTTGTGCCATTTTTCTCTATTGTATTGTTTCCAATGTGAAGGGGGTTTAAAAAACCAGGGGGCAATCTTTCTCAAAAATCGCCACGGCCACCAGCCACAAAGTGAATCAAACTGGTGGCCATGAGTAAACAATACATTGCCCAGAAGAAAATGGGAAGGCGTTTCACAGCTAACGCCCAACAACTTTTGAATTGTTTTGCTCAGTTCTGGGTCGTGATTTCCTTTTAAAAGGTAACATTTGCCACTTAAAATAAGTCTTTTTAATGCTTCCAGCAACAAGGCACCAGTCCTAGACTTCATTATTTCTTTTTCTGTGCAACGCACTCTGTCTATTATATCCCCTGCACCCACTATTAAATCTGCCACATCTAAGGCATAATCTACAAAGCCCAGAAACTTTCTGTTTGTATAAGGGATGTGAGTGTCTGAAAAAACGATTATTTTCATAATATCCCTTAGGCTTCCTCCCTTACTTCTGTCTCATATACCTGCCCAAAGGCCACTATGCGCTCATCATGATACAGTAGCCTTTCCCTCGTAATACTCAGGGGCGTCATTTTAAAATCAGCGAAACGCACATCATTTAATGCCCCTTTAATTGCTTCTAAAAATGTATAAACTTCTTGTCGAGCCTTATCCTTTCTGAAACTCTCACATGCCACAATTACTGTCCAACGCATCCGCCTTCTGAGTATTAAATTTTGTCTATCAAAATCTCCCCCCTCATACACTACTAATGCACAAGGCATAAGCCCCAGTATTTCTTTATAAGTTTGCCGTGCAAATTCTCCTTCATATCCTTTGACTGTCCTGAAATCTGCTATTGTCTTAATTTTATCTACAATCGCTTGCTCAAACTCATTCAGCATTACACCTTCCCGCCTGACATCAAGTTGTGTAAATGCCTTTTTAAAATAGCAAATACTGCTTCCTCATCCTCACTTGGCAAATATTCATCTGGCAGAAGCCTTCTAATGGGTATATATTTAGTCCCAAACTGATGAAACCGTGCATAAAACCCATCTTCATATGTGCCAATTCTAGCACTCTCTTTATCTGCTTTTGGTGTAAAGCTGTCCTGCATTATACCTGTATCACGTAAAATCTGTGCTACTGGCCCCGACCCCTTACCTTTTCTTCTTCTTTTTAAAGTGCTTGGTTTAAGTGGTTTCCAGGGTTCACCGTAAGGGTCTTCCTCTTCACGCCACTTAAGCTGCCAATTTGCTAAAAGCTCTTCCGCTATCTCACGCATCACAGGTGTTAAATCAGAAAACCCTGCCTGTAGCCTTCTTAACATTCCTTGCACACGTTCTAGGCCTTTGGGTTCAATTTCTATATGCATTTAAAAATCCTTTAAGCTTCCTCTAGTGAAAATACGTTCATTAGCCGTAATCTCTGGTTTATTCTCTTGAGGCACATCCACCTCTTGAGATATACCTAAAGAAGCTATACCCTTAGCAATATCTTTCAAAAACCTCACAGCATCCTCATAATTTTGCCTTCTTTCCTCTGTCGGCGCCCTGCGTCTGCTCTCTAAAAAATACACCGTCATATCAACCGCTATCTTTTTAAGAACTTCAGGCACTACCTCCAAAGGCAATTTATATCGGGCCCCGAGATAGCTATCTATAATAGCCTCTGCCTGACTAATACAGGCATTCACCCGCTCCGTATTGATAGACCCAAGTTCTTCATCATCCGTTAAACTTATCAACTCCTCTTCACTTATCTGACTAAAAAGATCATCTTGTGTTATATAAATACCCATCCTAACCTCTTCTTAAAAATCGCTTCTAAGGTGTTCAAAACGCGTTATAAACAGGGGGTCGGAACAAAACAGGTAGAAGAATATACAATCACCCCCTCCTCTTTTTTCTGAGCCGTTTCTGTTTCTATTTTTTTATTTTTTCCTCTACATTTTTGTATTATTTTGCCCTAACCCCTATTCAAACCATAATTTTTTAATCAAGGTATGGCACTACTAAAAGGTCCACTGCCTTATACAGCACGTTAGTAGAACCGTTTATCTCCCGGCTATGAAGCAAGGTTTCAGCTGCATCTCTATTAGAAGGCCCCACTACCATCAGATTTGGTGTAATTCTTAAGGGCACGCCATGTTCATTTTTAATACTTTCCATTGCCTTTCTTGCTGCCTTAAAATTAGTCTCATCCAATGTTGCCTTACTGCCAAATGCCTGCATCCAAAAGCCATAGCCAGCATTACCTCTGTAATCCACGCCATAGAGAAATTCTTTTCGCAAAAAGACATTTGAATCTGTAGGTCTATCAAGGGCCACAAACTCCGGTTGCCGTCTAAACTGCATAATCAATGGTTTCACTGGCTTGGTGGTATCAAGCAGAAACCAAGCCGCTCCACTTCCAGTCTGTATGTTGCTATAAGTAGTCTTGCCAATTTTATGGCTGTCATTAAAAAAAGACTTCTTATCAAAACACTTCCTGCTAAACCCTTCTTTCAGCAAAGTAAAAACAAGTTCATCTGGATGCTGTTTGGCCGCACTAGCCAGCTGTTGAATAATTGGTTTGTAAACGCCAATGTTATCATCTTCAATATCATCTCGATCAACCGCTACAGTTGCCTCAAAAGGCTTATTTACAACTTCATAAGAAAATGCCGAAAGATTCTTAACCTGCCTTTCACCAATCCATTCTCTCAGTGTAGGCAGTGCCCCCAACCATTTGTAATCATTACTTTTTGTTGTAGATGGCACCCTGGTTGCCACCTGTTCCCAAAAAGTTTTTGTAATTTCAAGCTGCTGATTAAAAATGGTCTTTAAATTTACATAAATGCCTTGTAATGTTTGCTGATTTATAATCATCTCTTATCCTCCTACTTATAAAATTCTACCCAAACGCCTTCATCATCCACATCAAACACCTTGCCGGCCACACTCCTTGTGCCACTGCCATTTGTCTTAGCTACCGTTTCATCGTCAACTAAATAGCAATCGCTCCCTATATCAGCCCTGGTAATTTCATCACTAGAAGAAGAATTGTTATATCTAAAAATCCCCCTTCTCACATTTACAAATACATCTCCATCACTCCCGTCGCTATTATCCACATATTCCTCCGCCCGTCCAATACAAACTAATCCCGTAGCCTCCGCAGCCGGTTTGGCATATCCGCCATCAAGGACTACCATGCCCCCGGCATAAATCTTCACCCCTCCTTTAACAGGCAATTGCCTCAGAAACGTATAAAAGGGGCAAATTTGCGGTGTGTCTCTATCTGCGCTTAAACTCATCTTATCCCTCCTTTAAGGCATATTTTTTTATATCATCAACACTTATTTCCATCTGCTTGGCAATCATAATGGTTGCATCATCAAGGCCATCTGCATTTTGCTTAACTGGTTTAGCTATGCCATCACCAACAGGCACTATTTGAGGTGCCTTCTGGACATATACCTTAAACCCTTCAATGTCCTTTCTGGCATAGTCTAAGGCCCACTCTTTCTGGGCAGGTGTAATCTTGCCCTTTTTTAAAGCCATCTCTACTATCTCTTCAGTTTCTTTTGCCAAAAGTTTTTCTTTTAACTCCTTGACTTCTTTTGCCAAATCATTACTTGTCTTCATGCCCTGCTTAAATGCCAAAATGGATGCTTTCACCTCAGAAATACCAGCATCTTCTTTTAACTCAAGCAGCTCCAGGATCTCTTTAGGAATAGCGTCTTTCTTTTGTTTATAGGCCTTAATAGCCTTTAATGCCTCGTCTTCTGACGATACCCCCAGGATTTCCAAAATTTTTTTCATAGCTTCCTCCTCTTTTTGTTTATTTATTAAAGGTTTTGCATTCATGGTGGCAGGAAGATTGGTTAAGGCCACCGTCTGGATATAAATCGCCCGTCCACTCTCCTCATCAACATAGACTACAGGTGAAAAATAGCGATATTCTTTGTTAGCAATATATTGTTTTGCCCTTTCTGTCCATTCAACTTTTGCATGAACGCCATCTTCCCCTACATATAAATCCTTAATCCAGCCCGCCGCAGGTGCTTGTACATCCTTTAATGTTTGATGCTCATAATCAATCACAATATCATTCCCAATCTCTCTAAAAATAGACAAAACCAAAGCCGCTGATTTCTCATCAACTACATATTTACCCTTAGTTGTTTCCACCTCTCCAAAGGGCAAAAGCAAAATATCTGTTGGCACATCGTTTTCTGCTTTAAAGGCAAGGGCCTTTGCAGTCTGCTTCTTTGCATCAACTAGCTCTAAGAGCCTGCCTGCGGCTTCAAAAATATCTCTCTCTCCTTGTTGTGCAGCTCTTTGCCTAATAGCAATTAGCCCACTTCTATATACATTCCCGTTTTTCCCAAATGGATACTTCCAAGCCTCTTTAGTTTCAGGATTGGCATCTGTGTCATGACCTAAAAACCACTTTTTATA